ACAAAGAGCAAAAGGAGAATACTGATAATGAGAAGCACGACCAGCATTTCAATCAAGGATACTAAAATTCTTGATTGAGCATAAAAAAGACTTGGCAGCATGAGCTACCAAGTTGACGTGAAAAACAAAAACATTCGGCACGCAATCGCCTAAAGGTACATCTATAGTGTACCTTTATTTAGATTAAATGTCTAATGATTTATCATGAATACATAAAAAAGGCTAGGATAACCCTAGTCTTTTTTTATCATTCTCATTCAGTCATGAGTCTGTTCCTTCTTTCTGTGATTAATTCTTCCAGTTCGGTCAAATCCGAACCCGTAGCATGATTTCTGATAAAGCTACGAGCGGACGACCTTTTAGAGAGATAATTTCTATGCTCTCTATTGTTTGCATTCCACTTCTTAGTGGCCTTTGCTTGTGCGTCCATGCGATCTACTCACTTTCCAAATCTAGCGACGAATAATTTATGATATAACTCAATGTCATCGTTAGTGACATCTAACAATTTGCCGTGAGATTTTTTAACATTCACGTATTTTTCAAGTTCTTCGACGTTACGCATGTTGCTGATGTCGTAGCCAGCTGTTAACAAACCGTACAACGCTTTGTGGATTTCTCGCAAATTATCATTTTCCAATTTTTTAGAAAGATTGAACATTTTGCTTGCTGTTGCAGAATTGTTTTTGATCTCGTCTGTGTATCGAGAACCTAAAATTGTTTGACCGTTTTTCATTTTGTTTTACCTCGTTTTATTTTTTTATGCTACTTCTTTGAGTTATCCAATGAAGTCGATTAATTCTTCAAAAGGAACTTGCTCTAAATCTTCATAATCTGTGAAGTCTTTCATGTATCCTTTCAAATCTTCGAGAACTTTTTCTTCAGTAACTTCTTCGTCTCCATCACAAACGCTCTTGTACTCTTCGACTAATTGGTTGATTTGTGATTGTGTTAGTGCCATTTTGTTTCACCTTGAGAACTTCTTTTGTTCTCCCTTTCCTTATCTTCATTTATATTATAGTACATATACTATAAATTGTCAACACTTTTGATAAAGAAATTTAAGTTTTTTTGCAAAATAAAAAAGCCCGGCACAAAGCCGGGACAGTTCAAGAAATTTATCGAAATAACGCCAAGTATTCTATGACTAGAGTATCACTTATCTAGTGAAATCACAAACATAAAAAAAGAGCTATGAGACTAACTCATGGCTCTTTGCCTATGATGGATATTCATTATAGCACAAAAAAAGCCCCAGCACAACGCTGAGGCTCGACCACTACTGCCATGGTATCCCTATTGCAGTGTGAGGGGAGGTGATATACTCCTTTTATTTTATTTTTGTTCGTGGTCTTAATTAAGCGAATGAGCCGAATGACGTTACACGACGGCCATTTTCTGATTGACCGACTGCGACATAGCGACGATTACCAGACCAGCTAATGTAGCTAATCCAGATATAGCCGTCAACGTCACACCAACCGTCATAGTTGATAGTTTCACCGGCTCCATAGACTGCCACAATTTCGGCGCCTAGACCTGCACCAGCACGAACATTAAGAGCTGAGACTTCAACTGTGAATGTTCCAGTTTCCTCGTTAATAGTAATTATACCATCAAAAGGCGTAGGAGTCGATGCAGGGGATTGTGGTTGATTATCCGTTGGGAAGTAGAACCATCCTACGATGCCGTCAAAATTACGTGTATTGTAACGTGCAGGACCGCCGATATATAGGCTGTCAGCGTTGCCGTCAATGTTTTGCTCGATGGTTCGCATGGTATAGCCGTCTGAATCTTCGATAACCAGACCAGTGTGCCCGTATGGGTGCCCTGCGATGTAAGTAGTATCCATGACAAACACAGCACCACGACGTGGACGACTGTCAAGGTTGCCCACTTGGTTATACTCGACTTCATAGCCTGCTTCTGCCGCTGAGTTGAGCAAGTCAATAGCGTTGCCCCAAAGAGCGCGGCCAAAGAAGTTAATTGAGATAGAGTTAGGCAGGTCAACGCATTGCGTTCCCCACGCTCCGTCTGCATCGGTACCGACTCCAGCGTCGGCTAGGTTTTCCGCAAATTGGATGATGTCATTATCTGTTGCCATACTAGTAGCCCTCCTTATCATTTCGTGGTTCGTGGTAGCCCAAGGCTTGTTCACTATCTCCAAGACCCTTGGTTGTTGGGTCTGGAATGATATTTAAGATGTTTACGATTGTCAAACCTACCAAATAAGGGTTTGATACAAACTTACCAAACAAGCCGAACACTGCATCCCAACTTGTCAAGTCTTGGAAATTAATTCCAAAGTAAGTCAAGATGGGTAGTGCAATCGCAAGCGCTACACGATACAAGAACGCTTTATTCTTTGAGTTAAAACGTACAGACCAGTTAATTTTATTCATCAGTTGATTTTCCTTTCAATTTTTCGATTTCTTTTTTAAGTTCAATCACGGTATCGACCAAGCGCTGGAAGTGCCCGTCGTCGTCTACATACCACAAGCCTTGTTGCTTGGTATCGCCAAACGTACGAGCAAATAAGCGACGTTCATTCCCTTCGCTTTTGTTCTTCCCGTTGTCGTAAGCGTCCCAGCTATCTTCCGGGACACGCGCTAATTCAAACCCTAGCAAGTTCTCGGCAGTGATTGAATCAATCCACTCGTACTCACCTCTCCAAGCAGCTTCCTTGGTTTCTGGGTCAATATAGAAGGGTGGATTATCTAAACCGTATAGATTAATACTGCCACTTTCTTTATCTTTAAAAAAATAAAATGGCAAGTTCATATTCGGGATTCCGACATCGCCCGTCGCTTCTTCTAAATCCTTCCAGACGTGTGGTTTATCTGAACCATAGTTAGACCACGAGTTCAAATCTTTAAACCATTTCAAGCTCTTTAAATCGTTGATATCCTGCTTGATTTGAGTCGTGTCAACGCTACCATCTGAGGTTGTGCTTAGACCATCAACCTTCTTTTCAATTGCATCAGTTCGCTTAAATAGCTCTTTAATGTCTCGACCGATGCCTTTAATAGTCTCTACAAGATTCATCACTGTTCCTCTTTTGCTTGATTATATGCAGATAGATAATCGACATCAGTCACAGCGTCAATCTTTTGGCCAAGCTCTGTCAACTTAGCTACGATAGCTCCGCTTGTGTCACCGTTAAGAGTAGCGATCTTGTCTGCAATCTCTTTGAGCGTGTCAAGATTCTCTGGAACTCCGTCCCCGAGAATCTCTGCTTTTAGCTGCTTGATTGCCTCGTTTAGTTGCTGTTCAGTGATTCCTGCGCTTGTTCCCTTGTCGTTGATTGCCTTACGCAAGTTCTTGATATCTGTACCGATCGCAACGACTACTGCTTCAAGTTTATTTTCTGCCATGTTTCATCCTTTCATATTTTAGCTAAGTTGTAAATTGTCACTAGATCTGGAAGCTTGTTTATATTATCGTTGTCTAAGTGCTTCCGTACTTCCTCAGCCAACGCTTTCATTTTGGGTCTTCGGTCGATTCTGGCACGCTGTTAGCTGGATTAAACGATGGTCGCACACGGATTTCAAAGTTGTCTGTCGGGAAAATGAACCCATCTAGTTTTAATTCCAACTTGTAACGACCAGGATCTACTGTATCTTTGAATTTGAAGTTGAAGCGACCTGATTCTACAGATACATCTTCATACAAAATTACTTTTTTCGCATTGAAAATGGCAAGCTTACCTGTGCCAGATAAGTCTTTCTTCAAGCCGTCATCGCCCAAAATCTCAAATTCAAATACTGATGCAGTGTCTCCCGATTTGATGACACACCCACCGTCAACTTGCTTGATGCTCGTCATGATATCATTCATCGTTCTCGTCGGTCTCCTTTTTTATCTGAAGGCGTCAAATTAAATTTATCCTTGTCAATGTTCATCTTGACGTACTTATCAATAAAAGGGATTTCCACCCCTAAAGCTGATAAGCTAGCTAAAATGCTAGAGGTGTAAGCTGCAATCATAGCGAAGATAAAAGTGTCAACGATACTCGTCAGATTCATGAAATTTGCAAATGGGTAGAACATGGCCACAAACACGGTCATTGCTGTGTGGCTGACTACTCCTTTACGGAACTTTGTGCTTGAGAGTTCGTGAGCAGCCCAAGCTCTTGATACACCCACAGCTATGTCTGAAAAAATAATTATCACGAGAATAGCTACCCATGGGTGCTCATCAATGCCGTGTGCATAGAAGTCTCGGACAACATCAAAGAGCCCAAAAATCCCATCTGGTTTATTGTTCATTGCTTACCCCTGTGCCGTTGGACTCTGCTAGGATTTCATCTTCAATTTTGTAACGAAGGGTGCGCAGTTCTTGCTCATCTTTACGCATCTGTTTGCGGTATTTAGCGTAGAGCTCAGCGTTAATAAGATTCTCTTGAACACTAGATACCGCATTCTCGTCAATGCTGATGTAGGTCTGTTTAACCAGAACTGTTGCTCCTTCTTCTACGACGTTAAATTCTGCATTAATTGTACGTTGTTTTGTAATTTTAAGTGACATGATATTATTTTCCTTTCTTTTATTCTTCGACTGTTGGATGCTCATCTTCGGTTATGTAAGTGACTGTTCCTGTGTAGACAGCACCTCCAAAACTTGGGTTTGAAAAATACATACTTCCATCAGGTTCAAGATGCCACACTGCGCATTCCTTGTGTGCATTGGCTACATTTTTGTTAACAATCAAATGTGTTTGTATGCAAGGTTTGAACCCATCGGGAATTTTCTCGCCCAATTCCTTGTATTCACCTTCGACGACAGAATAGATACCTCTGATTAAACTGAAGGTTACTACATTCCCGAGCCGTACTGCATTCGCTTTTACATCGAAACCTATCGGGATTTCTTTTTTAACAACGGGTTGGTTGGTTTGCACGAACTCAACCCATTTTCCAACTGTATTCTGCGTTAGTGTTCGCTTGAAGAATCTGCCAGAACTTGTTGTCAGTGATTGATGAATACCACCCAGACCTTCTATTACTTCTAAGAATCCTACTTGTTCTGTAGGTTTAGGCTTGCTGATAGGATAGTTCTTCATCGTGCTCATCACCGAGAAGAATCCTGTCGTTCTGTAATCGTCAAGGTTCGTGTTGTTATATTCAATAATCGCAGCACCTCGAACTTCTGTAAGCTTATGGTGCTGGATTGGTTTTGAGCCTGAATAAATCAATCCATTGACATCAAGCGCCCCATTTTCACGATATTTACCAATACCAACGCCTTGTTGGTCATAGGACGCGATAATTTTATCGGTCGGCACTGTATCTTGGAATTTTGAGTCTGAAAATCTGTCCTCTAGTTTCCCTGTAACTATGAATGAAGTATCCGCGGGATACTCTTTGCCCAAGTTGGCATTAGAACCCTTGAACTCAGAAATGCTTGACCATTCACCGCCAGCCGACCCATTATCTGCTACAACATTGCTCGTTCCAACTTTTGTTGTTGTAAAAGTCAGCTTCATGGTGTTTTTTTGAACACCATTCACGCTTAGTGGCGCTATTTTAGCAAATCTCTTGATGGTTAGTGTATCTGACTTCGAGCCACTTCTGGCAACCTCAAATTTCAGTGTTGGGCTGAAATAGAATAAAAATGTTATTTTGACCTCTTTCCAATCAGACCAAATCCCACGAGAGTCTTGGACTCTCCCTCTCAAGGTCATTTGAGTGTCTTTGTTTACAGCGACCTCACGGAATACCCCGCCGTTCGTTGAAACAGAATTGCTAGCACCAACAATTTCAGCGTAGTACCCAGCTATTGTAGCTCCATTCTTTGCTTGCGCCCCGTTGAAAACGACCTTCACAAGTGACATTATGGACACGAAATGTGTTGGCTCTGGAATTATCCTTTGAGTCGTTGGATTTGTATCTGTCAAAATAAATCCAGTGAACGATGGCTTCATGTTGTTTGTGACAACGCTTGCTGTTAGTGTTGCTGACTGCGTCTGGATCAATTTGCCGTCTACATAGGTATCAACATATATAGTACCTCGGCCAGTTGTTGCATCTGGTATGTCGTTGGCAAAATCCGCTGGGATTGTCCACTTGAACGATGTCCCAACATTGTCAGCAATTTTACCTTGCTTATTGCCCCAAGCGTAGCGCAGTGTGTGCGTGGCACCAGCTAATTTCCTATCAATAGTGATATCTACTTGATTGCCAATGAATCCCTCTGGAACGCTCACCGAACTTCCTCTTGGGATAGTTGTCAGTGTTATGCCTTGGTTACCAATGTCTAGATTTCCAGGGCTGTATCCACCCGATCCGTTGAAATGCGCACGCACACCGAAGGCACCAGACCCATCGTCAGCATGCCTTACAGTAATCGTGCGGTCAATCAACTGTATTTCAGAGTTTCGGTTAAGCATCGCTGGACTACCAGAGTAGTCAATTCGTTGCCCAAAACCATCGACGTAACCAGAACATTGATAGCTTGCAAATGTCCACCCTTGATTCAGCAATGCTAATCGAATACGGACATCACTTGTATTGGTTTGGATATTCTGTCCAACTTGGTCAATCCACAGCCTAATGCGATATCCACGGTCATTATTTGACCAAAATTCTACCATGATTAACTACCTCCCACGTATCTAATGACATTCCTGTCAGGATTGATGAAATCCTGCTCTTCTCGATAGCGACCAATCTGGATGGTTTTTGAGAAGATACCATTTTCGATGTGGATCACACCTTGTGAAATGTACATGACCTCATTACCAGCCGAGAACATTGAAATGCGTCCATTTGGGCTGAACAACATAGAGCTAGAGTTATCGGTTTTACCGATAACAAGCCCTTCATTTGATGAAGTCATGTAGCTGTCGATAAAGTTCCAACGTTCTGACATATCATTCAGATTGTTCTCTAGCTTAGCCACACGAGCGCTTGCGTCAGCCAAATTCTTCTCAGCTTGTGCTCGGTTGGCGTTATTTGCATTAACAAAATCTTGGTATGCCTTCACCCATTGATTAAGTATCTCAAGAGAGGCTTTAGCCTCAAGCTCGGCTTGTACCACTGAATTAACTTCGTTGAGCTTATTGAGCTGTGCTTGTGTCAAAACTTGGTCGGCTTTGGAATCGATGTCCTCTTGTACATCTTCAATCGCAGGGGCCCAGTCAGTTTTGACTGTCCCTTTTTCGATTTTCACTTCCCAAACCGACTTGCTAGCTGTTTTGTGATAGGTGTTTACTCGTAGATGATAGTTTCCTGTTGGTTTAACCCAAGTAATCAGCGTCCCTGTAGTCCCTGTCTTTAAATCAGACACGATCTGATAATTTTGGTATTTATCATCCATTAACCAGAGTGTCACATTATCGCTCTCGATATTTGGGTTGTGCAAGGCAGTAATATCACCGTCTGATTTTGCACTAATAAGGTATTTTTGATCCTGCTCTAAATAAACAGAAGTTTCGCTTTTATACAAAACGTTATTATCGAAATTCGCTGGTTTTTTATCCGGCTTAAAAGGTCCTTTCGAGCCTTTTAAGAGGTTGCGACCACCGACAGAAACGCTACCAGCAGTGTCATTCCAAGAGTAATCAGCTGGATTAGTGCTATTTGCTTTATCAAAGTTAGTACATATACCCAGATACCGTTTGGTGCCGTCTTGAGTCAAACTGAAACCAGTTCGGCCATCAGCGCTATCAGCGTAGGCAAAATGGACGTAAGCTGTTCGTCCGTCTGCTCCAGCTTTGCCCGGAATACCGTCACGGCCATCACTACCCTTCCACTTAGACCAGCGATAGTCTTGTGGATTCCGACTATCCGTAGTGCTGAAATCTTGGTACATACCGATGAAGGCCTTGTCGGTATCAGTTTGGCTAAAACCGCTACCAGACACAGTATCAGCGTAAGCGATGTGGGTGTACTGTGTTTTACCGTCAGCACCCTTAACACCAGGGATCCCTTGGTCACCTTTTGCCCCTTGCAAACCTTGTAAACCACGTTCGCCCTGCAATCCTCTGTCACCTTTTGGGCCTGCTGGCCCTGGGTCGCCTTTATCTCCCTTGACACCATTTCGGCCATCGGAGACATTTAAAAAAGTAACCTCTTCCGAAGCTACTTCCTTATTATCTACCCAAGCAGATACCGTTATCACAGTTGGTTTATTAATCTTGCTTGCACTCACTGTGTAAGTCAGTCCAGCTCCAACAATAGAGCCATCAATTACAAATCGATAAGTTGCGTTAACCGTCTGATTTCCTCGTTTTAACGTTGGACGTAGCGTTGACTGTCCTGTATTGTTTTTAAAAATAACACCGTTATCTGTCGAAAAAAGGATTCTGTAAGGCCTACTGTTTTCAACCATTCGTTCGAAGACGGTTCTAAGGTCTCCCGACGTTCTATTTTCAAGCTCTTTGAAATTACCAAAAGCCGTTGTGTTATTTGCTGGGTTGCTAAAGCTAATCTTTTGCTCAATAGCACGAGCTCTTACGTCGAGTGATGGGACAAAGCCCTTGTCGTGAATGGTGATAGTATCCCCAATCTCAACATCAACGAACCCATCAACTTCGTAAGTGATAGCTGGGTAGGCATTTTTTCGCAAATTCGCAATCCCTGCAGCACGGATAACTTTTGGATCATCACTGTCAACTTCTAAATCCTTTCGAATCCACTTATTATCTTGAGTCGAAGCCCCAAAAGTCGAAGGGTACAAATTAGCTGCATGAGGGGCATAGAGACAATTGCCCTCTTGTTTGAAGATAACAATCCCTTTGTCATTCTTTTCCTCCCAAGCCGGGAGACCATTGATATAGACTCGCACTTCAGGGCCGTTCTCAGGTTGCTCTTTTGCCTTACCGTACGGGACAATCATCGTATAGATTTCGGTTTTATCAACCTTTCTCGTCATCGATTTGATATTTTTTTCAAACGTCAAACGAATGTCGCTACGAATTCGACCTACACCAGTATGCGAATCGTCCGCTTGATGGTAAACGTTCAGGACGAGTTGTTTAATAGAGCTGTCGTCATTAAGTCTAGTCACAAATTCAACTTCAGCATTAAATTTATTAGCTAAACTCAATAGCCTTGCTAATTTCGTGTCTTGCCCTTCCCATTCAAGCGTTTTTTTCTGGTCAGAGACCTCATTGACACCGAGCGTTACCATCGCAAACTGAGGGATATCAAATGCATTGAGGTATTCTGCAAATGACATAGCTTTGTCAGCCTTGTAAGCATTCGTGTATTCATTTATCAACTCAAGATTCAGGTTCTCGCAATAGCATCTCACCCATCGCTCGTTTTCCTCAACCTTCATAATATTAAACAAGTACGTTTGCCCATTGTGTTTGAACGAAATGAAAGAGCGCTCGTTTAGTTGATTGTAAAGCGGTTGGTTTGCTGTATCGCTCAGCAATTCCTTTTTTGAAACGGTAAATTCGAATGTGCTAGATGCCGTCTCAAGATTGCGAGTCCAAGCATCGTCGTAGAAGTTTAACGTTTCTTGTTTTTCGTTATCAATGAAGCCAATCTTTTGTAAGTTGGCATCGTGAATCGTTAATAGCATTACAAATACCTTTCTTCAAATTTAACGGACACAGAGGGCCTGTTCGTGACCCACCTTGAGCAATAAACTTCGAGTTGAGACTTGCCAGGAGGAATTGTGATGAAATCAGAACCTTGCACAACATCAACGATTTTCGAAATATTATCTACTAGTACAGTGTCGTTCTCGCTGTTTATCACAACTTCTCCACCGGCCCTATATCGATTGGGAACTTTCCGGACCCCTACGACATAGTCTTTGCGATAAATAAAATCATCTAAGTACATGTGGCTAACTTGCGGTGCGTTCCCGATTTTGCTGAAGATAATGTGGATTTTATCCGATTTCTTACCTTTGATTTCAGGAATGGTATATCTAGGGTAAGACCCCCACCAGTAAAATTGGACGACATCGTCAAACCTTTGGATGTCTGACCACCCTCTAGGTTCGTTAAATGGGTTGTGCTCTTCTATGTGTGTCCCTAGAAACTGCTTTCTGTCAACAAAACGGTAGCCTCCCCTGCCATCGCTGGCTAAAAAGTTGTATTCACAACCCAGACCGCTACCACGTTTGTAGGTTTCGACGCCATACAAAAAAGTGCCACTTGCATCTGTGACACTAATTTTCAAATAACCCATCTGATCTGCAGAACCAAGCCAAAAAATTTGCCTCCACCAGAAGTACTCGTACAGAGCGCCTTTTACACCGCTGGAATCCCTTGGGATATCAAATGTAACCGACGCTGTCTGACCGCTCTGCAACGCAATGTGGGGGCGACCCCAAGCGTTGTCGATGTAAAGCGTGCCGTTCGGTCTGGTATCGTTGCTATCATTCGTGATACCAACGTTTTTCAAACCTTGTGACAATCCGTTAGGGATTCTGTGTTGTCCATTAGATGAAGCGTAATCAAACAAGACCTCTGACTGCTTGTAAGTCTCTGTATCCCCTTTTTGCCTATCGCCAAGCTCCAAAATACCACTGCTGTTAACCAATCCGATATAGCCATTCTCACTATTGTGCTTCACTGTGATTATCGGATGCGCATCAACTGATCCGTCGTTGACAAGGTCAAATACCAGTTTGCCGTTTTCTGTTTTAGGAGTTTCGAAACTTCGATATGTAGTTGAGTGTGCGACTCCATCTGGAACCATGAATTCAATTTCAGCTTGGTCATACCAGTCGGAAATGCCTTTTAAACTAACATCACCTTTTACTATAGCCAGATAGTATCTGTCTGGTTCGTCTGGCAATCTCAACTTAACAGGTTTGTCAGAATGCAACACTCTAGCCGCTCGTTCCCTGACACGATAAAACATGCCGTTATCAATTTTAGCTGGCTCGTTCGGATCCACAAAAACAATGTCTTCAAGATGTCTTGTCGCTAAACTCACTGTTAGTTTGATTTTTTTTGCACCAAACGAAACCTGTTGAATATTGACCCCGATTTTAGGGGCTGAATCTGTTGTTATATTGCGTTCGTTCCCGATTTCGTGCGACACTTTGATTAGTTTAAAGTAATCGTTCAAATCGTATCCATTGAATTGAAACACAGCCATTATTTAATACCTCTCATGCGTTTGTAAGTAAAATCTTTATCTTTCTGGTATGAAGTCAAATCGTCTCCTGTAGCGTATGCAAACTCTCGACCATCGACACTCAATGAGATTGGACGACCGATTAGTTCAGTGATGATATCCATCGCTTGTTCCAATCTGTCCATTCTACTATCATCTCGAACTGACAAATCAACGCTGCCACGAATTAAACCACCACCAAAACCATCAAACAAGTCGTTGTCTTCGAATAGATCTCTAGAATCTATTGCGTACTCACTAGCCACATCAATCATGTCTTTGATAGAGTCTTTGACAAATTTTACACTTCTATCAATACCTACAGCCATCCCTTGGCCAATGTAGATACCGACTTCATCACGGAATAGTCGTGATGGTGAATGGATCCTAGCTTTTGCCTGAGCTGCACGCTCTGCTTGGGCTACAAGGGCGTTAGCAGCAGCCGTTACCGCACCAAGAGCAGACATCATACCAGCGGCCAAACCTTGACCAATCATTGCCCCTGCTGCTCGCATAGCTCCTACACCGGCCATGGCACGGGCTTGTGCCGCATTAACTAGCGCACCCATTGCAGAAGACACAGCACCAATTGCCGATTGGATTCCTTGAGCAATAGCTTGCCCAGTTTGTTGACCAGCTTGTTGACCCATCTGGATCATTCTTTGACCATTCGATTGAACAGCCTGCGCCATTCTTTGCATTGCTGATTGCACTTGTGCCGCTGCGTTGTTCATTGCTACACCAATCAGTGGCGCTAATGTTCCAATTTGCATAATGGCAGTCGTAGCCATTGTGGCACTTGACGCAACCAAGTTGAACTGCGCTGGAATCAAAGCAATTGAGGCTGTCAATTGCATGACACTCGCAATTACCATAGTAAATTGACTACTAATCAGTGCAACTGTAGCACCAACAGCAGTGAGACTTGCGTTCATTGCAGTAAATTGTGTAGTCACCGCTTGAATAGATGCCCCGACCATTGTTAATTGGCTATTGAGCATAGACAGGATTGTCCCGAGCATTGTGAATTGTGCCCCAAACATTGTCACACCCGATGCAGCTACCAAGAGTTGACTGTTGATTGTAGACAATGCAGTTGTGAATGTCGTAAATTGGCTATTAAGCATAGTCAAAGAGGTACCAATCATAGTGAATTGAGTGCCTACGAGGGTTAGGCTAGTACCTAACATAGTCGTGCTTGATGCCATTGTAGACATGCCAGCAGTGATCATGGTTAATTGGCTAGCGAGATTAGTTAGGCTGGCAGTTAATGTAGTCATACTTGCATTAACCGAAGTCATGCTAGAAGTTAACGACGTTGAAACTGCACTAAATTGAGTCAATCCAGTAGCGGCTTGCATCAATGCTGGCGCAAGCGTCATGATTTGTGTTCTGAAGGCCGTGATAGGCCCCACAATCGCAGTAAGACCGCTAAGCGATTGACTAGCTTGGCTAGAGAATGTGCTGAACGCTGTTCCTGCTGTAGTCAATAGCGATTGCAGGTTAGTGAACGACGATTGAATACTTGTAATCGTGCTTGAGAAACGACTTAAACCTGCAACAGCGCTAGAAGCCGAGCTAGACACCTTGCTCATCCCATTACCAAGCTGAGTCATGCCAGTACCAGCTTGAGCAAGTCCTGCTGAGTTGTTACCGATAGAACCGACCCCCTTGGCTACCGCTGCAAGAGATGCAGCCATGTCTCCAAGGTTAGTGTTGGTAATCTTAACGACACCATTAGCAAGTTGGTTGAAACCAGAACCTGCTTTTTGAGCGGCAGTGCCGATTGAGTTGAAAACGTTAGCTAAGCCATCGAGAACCGACTTAATGGCACTACCTGCAGAGGTAATCACGTCTGAAATGCCTTCAAATGCTGACTTGATACCGTCACCGATACCTTGCGCCGCTGTAGCGATAGATGTACCGACTGATTGCACTACGTCAGCAATGCCTTGTAATGCTGTACCAATCGCAGACCCAACCGAGCTAATAACATCAGCAACACCACTAAGTGCCGTACTAATAGCCGTACCGATACCCATTGCAGCCGTAGCAATTGCCATTCCTGCCGCTGACACAACCGATGCAATGCCACTAAATGCAGCACTAATCACACCACCAATTGCCGTGATGATAGGCACGATTTGAGTTATCGCTGTAACAATCGCTGAAATGATTTGGCTAATAATAGGGGCTAATGTCTGAACGACTGTAACAATGGCAGAAATCACTTGACTGATAACTGGTGCAAGAGTTTGAACGACTGTCACAATCCCTTGAATCAAGGCCATAATGACCGGCGCCGTTGCTTGGATGGCTTGTACAATTACTTGCAAAACCATTGCAATCTGTGGCCCAAATTGTCCGATTACTTGAGCGACTTGAACAATGCAATCTGAGATAACCGGTGCGATTGCCACGATAGCGTTAGCAATTATCTGAGCTACTGCCGTAATAGTATCCCCGATGATTTGAACAATCGGAGTGATTGCGGTGGCTACTTCACTGATTGCAGAACCTAGAGCGGTTGCTAATCCACTAAATGCACTGATAATAGCTGGCAATGTTCCTAGAATAGATGTCCAAGCGTTACCAAATGCCGTGATGGCTGGTGCTGCATTGCCAATGGCAGTGCCGATAGCTTCAACCAATGGTGAAAGTTTAGCTAGTCCAGGCGCAGCTTCACCGACTGCCTTGACGACAGTGGCAAAGGCGGTTCCGAATGCTTCAACGATAGTTCCTGCCGCTTTACCAATGCCTTGCACAACAGTGCTAAATGCTGAACCTAGAGCATTTAGGATTTGCGAAACACCTTGGGATTGTGTGGCTAGTAGTGTGAATGAAGCAACGATAATAGCAATACCTGCGCCAATCCCGACCGCTGCGATAGCGACCGCTGCACCGAATGACAACAGCGTAGCAGGATTAAGACCTCTTAAGCCCTGAAGTGCTAGCTTGACAGCAGTTCCTATACCGGTCAATGCACTTTTTATACCAGTGCCTATGCCTTTAGCGGCATTCGCTATCCCATTGCCTGCTGATTTAATAGCACTGCCAATTCCGTTGAACAATTGAGCTATCGTTGACTTAGAACGTTTAACACTATTTGTAGCCCCGTTAAGCCCTTCAGTAGCTTTATTTTTAAAGGCACTAAACGGATTGAATGACTTAATCCAGTTCAGACCTCGCATAGCAGTATCAAACACTGAAAGTCCAGCCTTTGCAGTCATAAAACCTGCCACCATAGCTAAAACGCCACTAGTGATGCCATTGAGCACGCCTTTAGGGATAGAGCTTGCAAACTTAGATACTGCTGAAACGGCTTGAGATATCCATTTTGTTAACGTTCCAAAAGCCGTTCCTAGCGCTGAGATAATCGTCTGCATCTCAGAGCTACTAAACACATCACCAATTGAAGACCCAATGGTTTTAACAGCTCCCCAAGTATCTTCTATTGCTGATTTAAAAGCTTTGAATGCGCCAGTGTCTGAGAACGAGCTGATGAAGCTCTTAACAGACCTAGTAGCGATTGTTAAGCCTCTTGATAGCCCACTAACAATGTCGCCAACGCCAGTACCTAGCCCTTGAAATATACCCTTGAAATCTATGGCTTTTAGTGCCGCTTTAGCTTGAGTAGAAACATACTTAAACGCATTTGCTAAACCCTTGATGGCTCCTGTATTACTAAAGCCTTTCCAAAACGATTGAACGGTTTGGCTGACCCCTTTTACAACTTGGTCAATTGCTTTATCGAGTCCGTTTGCGAACTTCTGAATCGATTGTTCATCAATTTTGCCAAGAGCATCAATGATACCCTCGATTCCTCTGATTGCCTTGTTGCTAAGCTGTTCAAAAACTGGTTGCAATTTGGTTGAAACCGTTTCGTAGAGCCCGTCAACAGCTTCGTCTACAGATTTGTACCTAGTAGCCAAGCTCTGCATAGAATCGCCAACCCGTTTAAAGGCCTCTGCAAAGTCTTCAGTCTTAATTTCACCGTTTTGAATTTTGCTTACAAGATCATCTAGAGACATTCCCATCTCTCTAGCGACGGCAGCCATCCCTGCTGGTGACTGTTCCATCATCAGCTTGAAGTCTTGCCATTGAATCTTAGGCTTGGTCATCGCTTGAACCATTTGTTGGCTCAGCGTCTTCATTGCCTGTTTAGGATTTTCTGCAGAAGCGGCAAGACCACCCATAGCTTTTACCAAATCCCCAGCATCACTGCGACCGATTGCGGCCATCTGAGAGAACGTAGTACCCATGTCCGATGCAGAATAGATTGTCTGTGTTGCATAGTCTTGCATAGCCTTTTTAGCTGACGCAATTTCTGTTTGCCCCCAACCTAACTGGCTTAAGCTCCCATCGAATGTTTTCCAAGCCTTCGTTGAGTTGTTAAGCTCGGTCATCATACCACCGATACCACTGGTTATAGCGCCAATGCCCTTAGTGATTCCAGCACTAACAAGGTTAGCACCGAGCACACTTTTAAACATTGAGCCTAAGCCCTTGCTACTCTTACCGAGTGATTCAGCTTGTTTTTGAGCGTTCTTCAGGGCGCTAGATAAGCCGTTATCTTGTGCTGACAGTATCGCCCTTACATTGAATGTTTTATCAGCCATCTAACAACCCCTCCTCTCTTTTGAACGCTAAATTTCGTCTAGCTATCTGGATAAGATGCCTATTGTCTTTTTCATGATCTCCGAGAAGTTCTTTTTCACGACGGTCTTCGTCATAAAAGTCTTTAAACTCCTTAAAGACATACTTCTTACCGCCCTTGCTCGTAGCCTTGACACTGCGGTTCAAGAAGGCTTGCAAATAAAGTTTCTTCTCCTCTTGGATAAACCTTTTCGCATAAGCTTTTTGATACAGCCTCAACTCGTTTAGAGTCATTCGTCTAGCTTCTAGGAGTGTTGTTCCATACCTAGCCATGCAATTTGTGATTAGATCTTCGTAAGTCTCTCTTGAGCTCTTGACGTTTTCTAGGCTTCTTCTTGAGCCTCTAACATTCGTTTGGCTGTTTCTCGTGTCAATGGTTGCTTCTGCAATGCTGAGAAAAAATCCTCGAACAAGTTATCCAATCGTCCATTTTCAGCCTCACGTTCAACGAAGCGCTCAATTCCTTCTACGGATGGTTTTTGACGTTCTGTAGCAGTTCCAGCTTGAATGAGGTCTAGCAGAACAAGTGGGTTCTTTTGTTGCAAATCAACCACTGCATGCTGTACACCAAAACCAAATGCTACACCGTTTTGATTGATTGAATAGCGCTCGTCGAGCACTCGCAAGAAGTCAAATCCAAAATTCAAAGTATAGTCTTTGTCATTAATTGTGATAGTGTTCATGTTTTAAATTTCCTTTCAAAAATAAAAAGCGAGGGAAACCCTCGCTAACTGTTTTAATTATCAATGTCCAGTGATAGCAGTAGTGTCTTGGAAAGTATATTGGATCTCTCTGATTTGCTCGTCAGACAAAGTTGCTTCACCAGCTTGTGGCTTACCTTCAACAGACATCTCAGATTCAATCTCTACGAGCTCTTCAACATTCGCTGGGACTTCCCATGAAGACAAGCGACCGATTGCATAGAGTGCGCCGTATTTTCCATTTGTTTTTTTATCAGTCAAATCGATTTCCCAAACTTCGACCTTGTATCCATCGACCACTGACTGTTTCAACATTTCGTTGACTTCATCCTTAGTCCCGATTGCGTTGATTGACAAGGTTGTTTCTAGACCACCATCGGCAACAACTGCACCGTCTTTAGTTTTAGTGGTGTCCGCATCACGGGAATACTCCCACTTATGTTCTGTTTGCAGTGCCAATTTAGCTGCTGCTTTCGTGTCCCCGAATTTACGGAACATCAAGATTTTATTCTTACCTAGCTGTGCTTCTTTTACATTTGTATCAGCCATGCTTTTCCTCCTTAGTAGAATTTGTAAAATAAATAAATAATAAAGTGATAAAGCTCTTCGTCAGTGCTGTTATCACGGTTAGAATCGATTGACGACTCATTGACTTCCGCTGAGAAGTGCATCCCATCGATATTCTTGATAGCAAAATAGCTGGACAATAACTGCCCAGCCATATCAGATAACTGTTTACGGTCATCTACTCGTCCCCAAAGATGGACGGTTGACGACAAGCGACCTATTAAGCGTGATTTTGTAGCTCTGGGCAATGTTTGAATTTCGCCCATAACCACAAATGGATAAGATGCACTGTCTGACGGAAGGTAAGGGTAAGTAGCGAAACCGAGTCCCTCACTAATTCGAAAGAGTTCGTCATGTAGTAATTGGTCTGGTTGTTTCATATCTACTCCCATTTAGCTAATTCCTCGACCATCCCAGGGACAGTCGCTTCTAGTGCAGGAGCCATGAAAGGCTGTGCTGCCATCTTTCGAGTACCTACTTCAAGGTACCCAGAATATTTTGTATGAGCCGTCACAACAGCTCTATCACCCCCAACTCCAAGAGTAATCGAGCGACGTGTTGCGCCAGTGGTATATTTACCGCTGAATTGTGCCTTGCTAATTGCGTTCTCTTTTAATTTACTGCCGTATTTTTTTAAAACTCGTTGTCGACGTTCTGGATTGGCATTTTTTAGCAAAGATCGGCTCATCTCATCTAGCCCATAAAACGTAAGCGTAGCCATATTACTTCACCGTCTTATTAACGTACAAAACACTCCTTCCAGCTAGATATCCTCTAGCGGTTACTGGAATGTATTTACTGCCGTGATATTCAACGGAAGTCACGGATACTGTCACAGGGCTTCTGAAACGAATGACTAAGCTCGTAGCATTTAGCAAGCCTCCCAGCTTAGCTTGAAGGTCTAAGCTTGCACCGGTCACATTGCACTTAACCTCTTTGCGCCACTCTTCCCCTCCAACCATGCGACCTAGGGCAGGATCGTATCGTTTCGGTGTCTTATCGTTTTGATATTTGAGTATCACTGTATCCGTGTATCTCATAGAAACAACACGCTCCCTTCCTTCGATTGCCCAGAGGTTCCGAATGTTCTTTGAAGCATATCGTCATACGGCTTGAATTCGTTCTCGTTGTCGTAATAAGACATTGAGTGGCCATCTACCGTCTCGGCTTTAGCCCCTTCGGCTCCTCGACGATTGAAGCGTTTAATAACGCAATCTTCGAAGATAAAAGAAAAACCATCGTCAATGTTGACAACGGCATATTCTGCTTTGAAATGACTAATTACTCTGTTTAGCAATACCCTTAAGAGGTCAATGCTATCGTCGTCATCTTTTGAAATCTCAAGGTCCAGCATGACATTATCTAGGACCTTCTCTTGATCTAGTTCAGCCATGCTAGACCTCCTCACTCTTCAGTGTTATCTGTTGCTTTTTTGCGACTTGCTTTTTTCGGCTTTTCTTCAACTTCCGTCTCAACAAACCCTGCTTCAGCAAGTTCTTCAACACGTTCGCCGGCATAATCGTCACCAGCATAGTAAATAATGCCGTCAGTTTTATCCTGAAATGCTTTTAAAACTTTTGCCATAGCTACTCCTTTCAACCTACGCTACTGGAATAACAGTAAGCATATAACAGTCGTCCAAGCGTTCGAATGAAGGCAAGGCAATCATCGATACTTTGGTTTGGACGTTAACTGGATCAGTTGTTTTAGTGGTCGTAATCGCAATACCTTGGTCAACCACTTCAACTTGCGCTCCTGGAGTGTCCCCAGACTGCAAATCTGACTCTTCTGGAGTTGTACCGAAAACAGTAGAACCCAATGAACCGTTTGGAACCAAAGTCAAATGACCGTCTGGATAGAATTTGCTAATTTCTCCTTTGTCATTTCGATAAGTGCCGTTTTCCAAGAGAACCGTCACACCGTAATTGTCCAAAATATACGCTTCAACCTCGGCTTTGGTAACTGTTGTTCCTGAAGCTGCAAGAGGCTTGATGATTTTGACCGTAGATTCTGATTTACGAATCAAGCTAAACGTTTTGGCATTCATGATAGCAATTTCTGGCATCAAGCCAAGGCTTTGAGCTGTTTCGATTGCTTCTTCGAGGTCCGCAAGAGGTGTTGCTGTTGCTTGCGTCCAGTCTTTTGCAACTGTTTTCTTGTGGTCGTCTTTAACGCCATAGTCAATATCAACATTTTTTCCTTCATTGACAAACGCAATCTTACCAGTTGCGAGAGCTTGCATGCGCATAGATTCCAAACGAGCACGGGCACCTTGGATAAGTGTCATTTCGTCATTGAAAATGCCTTGTGTGACAGTCTCGATCAAACCAGTATTGTTAGAACCAGCGATTAAGTTGAGTTGTTGACGGTCAGCTTCTTTAACCAACATGGCTTCTTTGAAGAATGGCATTTGTTCGTCATGAATTTCAGCGCCCACACGTTCACGAATAGTGACATTAGTGTCGAATGCTGCTGGCTTCAAGACAACCGCACGCCCTGAAGACCCCTTGATGTAAGACAATTTAGTCCCAAGTTGTTTGCGTGCAGGGAAGATACGTTCCCCGAGCGTAGAATCCACATCTAATTGTGATGTGTTAAAATATCCAGCGATATTAGATGCCGTTACTGTGTCATAAATAAGACCCATTAAGCGTTACCTCCTTTTCCTGCAATAAATTTAACGAGTGGCAACGCTGTTTTAATAGTGTCGTCAACTGTACCGCCGTTTACTGCTTCTTTCCAAACTTCACCCGCATACAAAACAGATACTGTTTTATCAACAGACAAGTCTGCATCGTATAGAACGATTCCTTCTGGTGCCGTCTTGTTCTCTTCTACTGGTTTTGAGCGGTCATCGAAAATTGACCCACCTTTACCAGCTACCAAAGTACCAGCTTTAATGTACTTCTTGCCGTCTACGTCAACACCAGCAAAATTTTTATCAACTGTGGCAGTGACAGCTTTGTAAGGTAAAGAACGTAGAATGTTACTTGTGTCAAATACTTTTTTTACTGACATGAAAAAATCCTTTCTAATTGTTGGCTAGATAATCTTACCTGACGAACGAACAGCCTTTTGAGCCAAACGTGAGCCGTAATTGTCTGTGTTAGAAATGCCATCCGCTGATGCTTGAGGTGCATTTTGTCGGACAGTTTTCTTAACTTCTTCAGCAACTGCATTATTGAACACTGTTTCAAACTCAGTTACTGCTTTAAGTGCGTCCTCAGCGTTGCCAGCCATTGCAAATGTCTCAGCCAATGCGCTAGGTAAGCCTTTGGCTACCAAATCTTTCTCAACAGCAACAACAAGCTTTTCATGCTCGAAAGCAGCACGTTCCTTCTCAAAGCTCTTTTGCTGATCCTCGAACTCTTTTTTAGCTCTATCTTGAGCTGATAGATTGGCATAATCTTTTTCTTTCTGTAGAGCATCGGCTACTGCTTGAGCTGTACGCTCTTGTTCACCCTTGTCTCTGTTACTCAAAGCAGTCTGTACCGCTTTGTTAATCATGCTATCTAATTCAGATTGAGAACCCGGTGCTTTGAAGTCGCTCGCAGGGGTTGGGTTGTTCCCTTGCCCTTGGTCTTGGCGACTCTCTTGTTGTCCGTTAGTCTCGATAGTGTTATCTTGTTCCATAGTTTCCTCCTACCTAGTCTCATGAGTAGCGCCCCTTTCTAAGCCACGATAAGGCTAGCTACGCCCTCTCTAGTCTTGTCTAGGGTATTTACCCACGAGCCACGCTAGTATTGTTTATTTAGGGCTTAAATTAGCCCTATGCGCTGACGAGGTATCGAACCCCAAGGCCCCTTGGCTAGCACGGCTATCAGCGCATAAGAAAAAGCCGTATTGCTACGACTTCAATTATTTATTTCATTAATCCGATTATTTTATCTGGATCAGTAAGAGCTATCTTCTACATACACCTCGGCCATCGCACAACGGCAGTATGGGTGCATCGGTGGGGCGTTTAGACCACTCTCCATCTTATCAACCGGGACGGGTTCTCTCTCAGTATCACGACCAACTTGTTTGCAATAATCGCAAGCCCTCGATTCTGGCATGAGTTTAAAATACTCAAAGCCATTTTCTTTCATGATATCTTGCTGAGCTAGCGTCTGAACTCTAGCATGTTCCGTGATTGCCAATCGTTCAGCGTCAGTACGAGATACATCCATGTATTTGCGGATTCTCTGAGCGATGGTTATACCGTTCTCTCCTCGAATAAGAGCTCTGGTCACTTCCGTTTTAACCAATTTGCGCAACTGTTCCTGTCTCTTCCAGATACGCTCCGACCATTTAGCGCCTTCGAAATTAGCGTTAACAGCCGTCGTCATGTACCTTTCAAGTGTTTTCTTGTTAGGCACCGTCTGATCAAGCAGGCTTCCTCTTACAATTTCGCTCTTATAGCCATTCGTCAGATAATCGTTAGTTAATTGACGTTCGCCTTCAGATAAAACCAATAGTTCGAGTTCTAACTCTTGGATAAGAAGCTCTTGACGGCCAACAGACATAGAAAAATTGTAATCTCGAAGTTCCTTGTTTGCCTTTGGGCTAAAATCTTTGTCAGCTACATACTGTTTGGCTTTAGCTTCAAAAGCCTTGATATCAAAACTATCTGCTCTTCGTTTCGCATCACTAGCGGTTAATCCGTTTTTGTCAGCGAAATTTTGGATATAAGCATCTAGTTCTTTGCGCAACTGTGAAAGTTGCAAATTATATAGTGCTTCAAGTTCTTTCTTAAACTCAGCTTCACCCTTTTTATTGCTCGCTTCTCGTTCTTTCTGAGCACGTTCTGACCAGTATGTCATTCATCAGACCTCACAGAATCGCTCGTATGCGTTCCTTCTTCTTCGTCATCGGTATATTTACCCACTTGCCCGCTAAACTCGCTAGAATACCCCTTAAAATCGATTTTAGAGACCTCTTTATCCACTCTGTCGAGTTCCTCGGCTGGGCTCTCGACCAAACCAGATAAACTTAGAGCGGTTTCTTGTGACACTTGACCACCGAGGCCTGTCAAAATAGATACTTGCTCGGATAATGATTTCGGCAAGTTTGGCGTGAATGTTATTCTCAAGAAGTTTTCATCAAACGCTTTGAATTCTTTGACCAACTCACCCACACGGCTAGCTAAACGATATCGACGCTTCAAACCCTTTGTAAATTGCGATTGAGTCTCAATACGGTCTTGGTCAAGCCCAAACAGTTTGTACTTCATTGCCTCGCCGGACGTGTTGCCTGAAAAGTTCTCATCAGCCATGTCGGGAGTGTTAGTGAAAGTGTGGATATCTTTATCCAGCCTAGTCTTGTACGCTTCGACACCAGACACATCGTAAGACTTGGTTAGATATTCAGCTTTAACCGTCCCTTCCTTGCCATCCGCAGCCTTCGGGGGAACCAATTGCATTAAGCGTTTAGCTTTCATGTCTTCAGGTTTCATGTTTGCAGGCAAACGCATGTTACCATAAATAGCAAGGATAGCGTCAGCCATGTCAGACATGTGATTGGCAGTATCAGATTCAGCCGAATCATATAAATCGATTAAGTAAAGCTCGGTTTCATAATCGCCAATCCCGTCAGTGTTGTTCAAATACTCCGTAATCGGTACAGTGCCAAATGCGTGAGCAGTGACAGAAACCTCTTTTAGATCTTCCGAGTAGTCCAAAACGTGAATATTTGTTGAAGTGTATACTTCAACGGTTTGATGTGCGTCAGAGAATAAATCGGCACTGTAGTATCTAACTGCTACTAATGAATTGTCTTCAAGCGAATTGTCGTAAATGATAAACGTATTAAGAGGGTTTAACTGCTTGATACGTGTCTGGTCGTCCTCACTTCGATAAATCAGCTCGTAAGCACGCCCAACTTGCGACAAATCTCGGATAAGATTACGGTTCAGCGTATCAATGTCGTTGTTTCGTCCGATTTCCTTGATAGCTTCGTCATTTTGCGAACCGCTGACACTATCATCATATTCAACCCGAATAGGATTACCAGCTAGATATCCCGTTTTAAACTTACTAATCATGCGCCCGTAATTGTGGGCGGCACGTTTGTCAGACATCTCTTTATCCTTGCGCCTTCCAGCTTCAAGGACACTGTGGTTATCCCCTCTGGCATAATCAAACAATTCTTGGACTCTTGGACGTTGACGCAATTTGTGATGGTTAATGAAATTCTTGAGCAATGCCCAGTTATCTTTTTTTAAGTCATCAACACTTTTAGCACGGTATTTTGTGCGCGATTCTCGATGAAATCGCAGATTCAAAACATGCGATTGTCCGGTACTATCGACAAATACTGTCCGTTCCATTCTTCCTCCTTCAGCTAAACATATCAATCAAATCATCATAGCTTGCTCGCTCTGTGCTGTTAACAACATAGTCTGAATAGAGCGCATATCTCACACTATCCAGCACGTCATCAAACTCTTTTAACGGCTCATCTCTTGTGCTGTTCTCTTTCCATCGATACTGGAATATCTCATCAAAAAAACGAGGTACAAAGTCTCGCTTAACGTATAATCTTTGTTCTTTGAACAACTTAGCGATAAGTTCGATGCCAGCAATCACTGACTTATTAGCATTACTGATATCAAAACCCTCATTGTCAAATCGCGCTACGTGCTCTGGGCGGGCGCTATCAGCATAGAATGGAATATTCCCATAGATATTAGTTAGCTTCCTAGCTTGCTCCACCCACCAATCAATCTCTTTGAATTGCGAAGCCACGCCATCAACAAGGTAGTAATTGTTATCCACACCTTCACCGACAATCACGATTGATCCATAGTGAGTATACCCCCAGTCAATCCCCGCAAAGTAGCGTCTCATGTCTGGCAGTTCATCAACTACATGAATCTTAGTGTCATAATCAGCATAGATAGCACCTTCTGCTACAGTCCACAGTCCTAAAATATCTCTATCGTAGAATTTCCCCTTTGGCGTGGCCGCTTTGATTGAATCGATGTAGCGCTTCGATAAAAAAGTATTATCGTCAAGCTTGAAGCTAAAATCTATAATCTTGCCATCGTTCTTGCCGATGTAATCTCGATTAAGCCAATGATTAGGGTTGTCTGGGTTACTATCCCACACCACACGGGCACCCTCGCCAGAACAGCGTGAGATAATTTCTTTAAAAACAATCTCGTTAGCTAGTGACGCCTCGTTTACATAAGCTCCAAATGCCGTGAAACCACGGGCACGTTTAAGCCCAGATATAGAGCCAGTGTATACTTGCACGACTTTTACACCGCAGAATACGAAAGAGCCATGCTTGTCATACTTCGGCTCAAAACCGTATTTGTTGTAAAGTTCTTGCAGCACATTGTTCTGTATCGATGTTGACGACGTACCCGCTAGGATGTAAATAGGTTCATCCACACCCAAACGGTCTGCAATCTTCCTCACACGGCTTAACTCGGTCACAAACGTATCGTTGTTAACGACGGTCTTGCCTGCACGTTTAGCGCCGTGAAGCCCACAAATAAACCAGTCATGATTCCAGATATAGTGCAATACGTCTAGTTGCCGTTTTGTGTAGAGCTTAGTCAAGTCCATCGCTTACCGCCCCTTTGATGATATCGAGGAAACCAGCGATTTTCTCGTCTTGCCCCTCATCACCGCCGATTTGAGATTTGAGTTTTTCAATCTCAAGTTGCAGTTTCTCGGCTTGCTTAGCGGTTGGATAGCGTTTCAAGATTTCAGTTATAGCTTTGATAACCGTGTTGTTATCAGCTTTCTTCGTCACCCGCTCGACTTCGCCAGTGACGGGATTCATCATGAGGACTTCTTCATCACGCTTACCCCTTGCAATATCGGATAAGATGGACAAGGCTTCTTTAGCATCCATGATGTTCTCGCTGTGCATTTTCTCAACTTCGGCATCGATATAGCTCTTAATTTCAAGTTTTTTCAAGTTTTGTCCAGCGATACGCCCAGCTGTCTTCTCGCTATACCCAGCATTAATCGCTGCTTGTGTAGCATTACCTAGCTTGATATACTCGCTAGCAAATAATTTCTGTCGTTGATTTAGCCCAATATGTCCACCTCCTTAATTGCATAATAAAAAGACAACCCACAAAGTGAGCCGTCTCTGAATTTTCTTCGATAATATAATAATACCACTTCAAACAGTTGTTAGACGCCGTGAATTAACCGTCAAAATACCGTTATTTCAACGTTCCACAACTAATTTGCCATCTCTATACAATTCTGCAAATGCTAGGATAGCATTATTAAGTAGCTCTTGAAAGGCTGTCCTTTCGAAACCGATTGCTTGGGCAATTTGCCAGTTTGGTTTCGGTGGGTATGCCAGATATTTCTCTATCAGTATTCTGCGATAGTCTGGACGATATAGCCCGCTAACTGCTTGCTCTATGGCTTCTAGCTCGTTCATAGCATCGACACGCCTAACTGCGATATTTTCCACTGGTCTACTCACTCCGCTGCCACCTCTTGGCATAAAAGTGAACTCTTGTGTAATCTTCTGCTCGGCGCTATCGTGTGCTATCTCTCGCCAGCGTGGATATTCTCGAAGTTTTCGCTTGCAACCTCTGATAGTTGCTTTCTCATCAATTTCCGGCAATAGCATTGTTCTGTCCTCTTTGGTATAATAGTAGTGTTGACTTTCAAAGAGTGCCGGCCATTGTGTCGGTCTTTTTTATTTTAGCTCAAGAAACGTTAAGAGATTTTATTGAAAAGATTGAATAAGTGTTTATTCTTGGGGTGTTTCTCAAGCCTTTTATCACCTCCTTTCTAGCCATTGACACCAGCAAAGTCTTTGGCTTTTTTTGTAATGCAAGATATCAATAAGAAAGAGGGTTTTTCACATCCTTTTTTTCTTAAAAATTTGCTGGGTTTTGTTTGAGCAAGGTCTGTCAGCTTGCTCGATGTTGAAAAGTGTTCAAGCCACTAAAAATCTATATCTATTTTTTAGCTTCATTTTTTATTTTTAGTGTTTTGACAGACAATGACTGGCAAGAGGAATCGAACCCCTTGAGCAACCATTCCAGCCAGATATAGTGAAATCATTTTTTGGAGATTTTCCTCCTTTGATTTGAAATAATAAAAGAATTATGGAGATTTCTGACCTATATCTACTTGCAGGCATAAGCCTTGGATAATCACGCCACCAGTATAGACGCTTTAGATTTGGTAGTTAAAATCTATTAAGGGGGATTCCTCTTTTCTAATTGTTTATTTACTGGATTTTGGTAGCATCCACGACCAGTCACGCTTCTGCTTGATTTGAATGAAATGAAATCAAAAGGCTCCTCTTTTCTAATGTGTATTGACTGGTAATAGCTAGCGAGGGAGTCGAACCCTCGTAAACCGTTCTAGCTACACGCCTAGTGCATAGGCTGTATAAAGAGCTTTTCTGACCGTGGTCTTCTCACGGCCTACTTTGCCTTTTTTACGATATTCTAGGGTTATGCGGTCAACTTCGTTGTCTAGTTTCTCAGACCATTCGTAGTTATTGAAGACGTAATCAACAATTTCGCTGAATAGCTCTCTTGACAGCATTCCTTCCATTTGAATAACCTTTAACGGTGTTAGGGCGGCTTTTTCCACATAGCAACAATTGAGGGCGCTTTGGGTATTGTTAGCTGCTTTTTTATCACAGCCTTTAACGTATCTAATATAGTTGTTTAAATCGTTAGGGTGTTCCTTGCGTAAACCTTCCACTTCTTCCTGTAATCGTTTAAACAACCCCTCTGGCAGTCCAGCGTTGGCTTTATCCAACACTGGGCGTGTGGTTTTGCCCCTTGTGTAGTGTTGTGACAGATATGCTTGTAGGTCGTTATAAAGCTCATCAGAAATGATGTCTTCTAATCTGTCGACAGTCGCTGGCGATATCCTCGCACGTTCCACGACTGCACTATTAAACGCTTGATAAATGATGCGAGCTTGTAACTCACTGCACTGCTTGACCTCTTGGAAGAACTGCTTATAAGAGCCTTTTTTGTGTGTTTTTCTAAGTTCCGCATGTTCACTGACTAAGCGTTGATAAAGCTCTGGTGTCAGTCCGGAATATTTGTAGGTTTTGCTCATGAGCTCACCTCTAATAGTTCCGGATTCTTGTATATATCCCCTGCAATTTCGCAGTCGGTATGTCGTAGCCACAATTCACATCCGTATTGCTTAGATTCAAGGCGATATGCTCCGCCTCGATGTCTTACAACTTCGTAATAAGTTGGCTCAGAATAGACATTCTTAGCCATTTTGACTACATCCCCTTCAAAGATTTCTTTGCCATTTTTATCAGTCAGTCCAGTTGATTGCATTAAAACACAATCATTACTCTTGCACATCCATGTGATAGCGTCTCCGATGAAATCAAACTCACCATTATAGAAATTGATTTCTTCCACATCTACCATTTCTTTATCTTCTTTAAGCCACGCTCTAAATCTTGTTATCATTGTCCTCTCTCTTTCAAATAGCTGGGGATATCATCCCCAACATTCACTTGGTCATACTGTTCCTTGCTGACAAGGAATTTGCCGTAAGCCCCACAATCAATAGTGTAGAGATCATTAATTTTCTCTTTCCCGGTCAGCTTACCGTGCATCTCTGCGCCCACGTTATCCACTTTATGGATAGTTACTGTTTCTACCCTGCGTGGCACTGTCAGAACGTAGTAGACTGACATCATGTTGACAACCAGACTGACGACTAAGATGACGCTTGAAATAGTCAAGCTATCCGTGTACCACTTTTTAGAGGTCTTCTTCTTTGACGAAAGTTCCATTAATCATCTTTCCTTTTCTATTCTTGATTTCCTCTTTCATATTTTGACCGCAAAGTTGTACATCAACAAATAATCATCTAAAACTTTATGGCATTTTGTGATGAAATTCAGCAAATCTATATCAGCATTAAAATATTCGATGAGAACGAGTTGATTAGCCAAGTGATTTTCAAGACGGTCAATAACCATTTGATCTAATTCAGCATTAACTTGGTCAATATCTATTTTTTCTTTCTCGACTGGTTTTGTAGGCATTACCCAGTCAAAATCTGAATTTAATTCGTCGGTTTCTCGATATTCAACTTTCTGATTTCTGCAATCATAGATTTCTTTGGAAATTTTAGGGTTTTCCTTCTCTTTGTCGATCACTAGAAAAAGTACATTAACAGGAGTGTCTTCGAAACCATTTTGAATGACGTTCAATTCAACGAGGTTATTGCCAATTAGCTCACGCATCTTCTTTTCAGTTTTACGGTACGCAACCCCTGGGAACATGATGTAGAATCCATAACGCTTAGTGTGGTTCAGTGATTTTAACAAAAATACGTCATCAACAACGCCCGATTTTTTCCACGGGAAAAGTTCTTTGATAGCTTCTTGATCTTCTCCTGGTAAATCTTTTAACCTTAAAGAATAAGGCGGATTCATCACAGTTGCATCCACCTGGATGTCGGTTTGATAGGTGAAGAAACTTTGATTATTCACTATTGCATTTGGAAAATTGGTTTTCAAAGCTTCACAGCTTTTCCTCTGGATTTCTATCGCATAAAGAGCTTTCATGTTGATGAATTGTTCCAATTGCCCTGAACCTGCAGCGCCGTCGAAGATTGAGATGTTTTCGCCGCAAAAATGTTTCACTTTGTCTGCTAAATATTTACGCAATGGCTGTCCTGTTATGTATTCAGCAAATTTATTGGCCTCCTTGCGGTTGTTATGCTCTACAAACTCCACCTATTCCACCTCTTTTACTTCTACTCCCTCACAAGAAAATACCCAACCAAAATCAGCGTCTTCTAGTTCTTTGTGTGTGTGTGTTACTCTGAATCTATCCAAACTTGTATCGTCATCTTCAAAAGACCACGTATTTGAAAATCTGTCACAGTTCAAATAGCCCCTATCTCCCTTAATTCCTTTGATTCTGACCGTATATCTAGGTTCTTCCTCCACCTCATACCCGAACTGGTGCATGTTGACGAGGGTTTGGATAGCGTTTTTGGTGTTGTAATACCAACATGCAAAATCATAATCTATTGGATTTTCATTAAAATATCCAGCACTCAAATGTTCGAAGAAATCCCGAACCACACGATGTAAGTTTAAGTAAAATTCATCCTTATGGCCCTCATACCAATCTGCCACGTACTGCGGCACTACTGGTTTAGGGAAGAACGAATCATATAAATCTTCAGCGCGGGCTATTGAAAGGCGTCCTACTGTTGCCAACTTCTGTACTGCTTCATCCTTGTTCATCATTTTGTACTCTCCTTATAAATGATTAGCGCTGATGTTCTGTGAATAGCGTCGTATCCAGCCTTAAATGTGCTAACTTGATATTTAATATCGACCAACTCAATGGCTTTGTTTTTCGACAAGAATTCCTTGATCAATTCATCTATGTGTTTTTTTCTAAATCCCAGATTATCTGTCACTATTTCGTGCGTTCTAATCATCAATTTCCTCCATCCAGATAATGGCGTCTATTGCCACGCTTAACTTTTTTTAACGCTTCAACGTATTCCAGTACCTTGTTCTTATCTGTAAAATGGCACTCTTTAACATCATCCATTGTGCGTGCTGCTCTTACTACCCACCGCATTCGACTAACTCCACCGTATACATCCTAGAATTGCGATATTTAACACCTCTCAAACGATGCAACTCGTTGATAGCGTCGTTTTTGTTATTGAAAATATGCTCACTGTCTGGCATATTGTCGAAGTACACGATAACTTTGTATTTCATGTCATTCCTCACTTCTTTCTCTATAAATTACTGTGGCAGTGTATTGCACAATTCCATAATCCATATCAATGTTACAAGCTGTTCTAACATCCAGCAATTCGAATCCATTTTCTTCAATCCATTCATTGATAGTTTCATCTAACTGGCTAGATTTATTATTAGTAATAAATATCTTTACTTTGCGCATAGTTCTACCATCTTTCTTAATAATTCCTCATCCGGTAACTGCTCCAGCGTTAGTATGCGGTTGAGTTTCTTTGCGTTGATTCCTAGCTTTGCGCTGATAAATTCCATGTCTTCGTGATTAGCCCAAAACCACGGTGCATATACACCGACAAGTTTGTCTTTGTATCTACTGTTCATTCCAATTCCTTGATCTCTAATTCAATGCGTGGGTTAGGACTGTACTTCTTGCGAGCTATTAAACCACAAACGATGCTGTCATCCGTCCAGACGATACCCTTCTTATCAACCTTGTTGTAACCAGCCTTTGAGATGCTATCAAATAGTGCTTTGACAAGATTATCAATATCGGGTTTTTTCGCATGCCAAAGCCTTTCATCCATGAATTTCTTGAATGCGTCCCATGTTTTAGCTCTCGCTTTTGGCGTGGGCTTTTTTGATACATTAAGCGGGGCCTTCATGTAAAAGACGACATCTACTGAAATAGGCCCGTCGTAGAATTCCCCATCATACTCTTGCTCAATAAGTTGCGAACATTGACGGCGCCACGCCTTCATTTTAGGGTCTTCATAAGTTCCAAACTTGCTAAATCGTGGCCTTGTTTGAGGTTTAGGCTCGATGTTTAAAGTCATTTTCATAGTGTCCCCACCACAATCTCGTAATTATCAAGCGTTCTCCCACTTTTAATAACATTGCTCAAATAGCTTTTATTTCTCCCGAGAAATACACTAGCCGCTCTTAAACTGTCGAATTTCATTATTACACCGTCCGCCTTACTTACTAGAGTCACTTTCTTATTTGTTTGCAACAACCCGTTTTTAAAAGCATGTCTTATATTTTCTGACCTCGTCACCCATTCAAGATTTTCTACGGAGTTGTCTAAAGGGTCGCCGTTTTTGTGATTGACATAGTCTTTATTTTCTGGGTTTGGGATGAAAGTTTGAGCAATCAGCCTACTCACTAGGTGAGTTGTCATCTTTTTGTTTTTCCACAATTTCACTCGCTTATCATAGTGATTGCTTCTTTTCCTTTTTTCTATCTGAGGTTTTATCTCTCTTTGCTTCCAAACCCTTTTTATTGTCCTCCCATTTATGCGACTATAGGTTGTTTTATTTTCACAGGACCAAATCGTCCCGTCTGAATGCGCTTCATATATTCCCTCATACCCCTTTATTTCTTTAACATCCATAAACCCTCCTTGGATTAGAATGGCAGCGTGTCACTGCTGATGTCCATAGGGTTTGCGTTACCGTATGGGCTGCTATCCCTTGCAAAGTTTGGCCCTTGCTGTTGCGGTGCTTGCTGGCCATAGGGTCCTGCATAGCTGTTGTCATTGCCAAACGCTCCCGACGTGTTGCCTTGATTTGCATTGCCACCTTCACGCACTGCACGGCTTTCTAGCATTTGGAAGTTCTCAGCTACTACCTCAGTAACATACACTCTTTGGCCTTGCTGATTCTCGTAGCTACGAGTCTGGATGCGTCCAGTAATACCAATCAACGCCCCTTTTTTAGCCCAATTAGCCAAATTCTCAGCTTGCTGACGCCAGATAACACAGTTGATAAAGTCTGTTTCACGCTCGCCGTTAGCGTCTTTGAAGTTGCGGTTAACAGCTAGGCTGAATGTAGCTACCGCGACATTGCTAGGCGTATAGCGTAACTCTGGGTCTTTGGTCGTTCGTCCAACCAGCACGACATTATTGATCATTGATTTTCTCCTAGAATTTCATAATTTACAAAGTTGTCATCAAGTAATTTAGCGAATTGATGCCATTGATTCTCACCGCCATGGAAAGTAAGAGCAAGATTGACCTTGTAAGGTTCAGCGGGATTGCTAGGTACTTCCTCAACGGGTTTAGTGTCTTCGATAACCTCACCAGTTTCAGCGTTGACCGCTTTAATTTCCTCGCTTGCTGACTGTTGGGCCATTGCTTCAATCTCTGCTAGTCGTGCCGCTTCTGCTTTCGCTTTAGCTTCCGCTTTCTGCTTACGCTCAATAGCTGCATCACGGTCCTTTTTCATTTGTTTGAGAATTTCAACTAGAGGTGTATCATTCTGCAACGCTCTAGTGTATGGTTCAGCCGGCAACTCATAATCAAGGGCTTGTTCCTCAATCATGGCAATATTAGCCTTGTATTCTTCTAGTCGGTCATACTCAGCCAATACAAGAGCGTCGATTTCTTCGATAGTCTCCTTTTTGAGTTCCATCTTCTTGTCTTTGAAATACTTCTTCAAAGAATAGCCGTCGTACTTGTCTTTAAACGTGTCTTTATCCAACCCTGCCAGCTCGCACTTTTCTTCAAATACCGCTCTAACGTGGTCAGCTCGGAGCAGTCTTTGGTGTTCGTCAATCTCATCTCGTTTGCTACCTAATGTTTTCAAGAGTGTTTCCAAAGGCCCTTTTGATTTGTTGAAATTAGCTTCAAACTCAGTCAGTGGATTCTTGTAGACTTTTGCGATATCTTTGCGTTTGGTTTCAAGTTTAGTCAATAAGCTATTGAAACGTCTAAACACCTTCTTAATATCGTCGTATTCCAAATTGTCTAACTGCTCGTCTGATAGCTCGCTAACTGCCGCTTGGATAGCTGCATCGAATTTGTCAAAATCAAAGTTGATTGTTCCCGGTGTATAGACCGGTTCGATTGTTTCAAGAAAATTGTTCGTTACGTCCTTCATGTTTTATCCCTTCCGATTGTTAATTTGTGTTTGAATGTCGTTAGTTATCACATCAAATCCCGGCACTAGCAACTCAGAGAATACGTTGAGTTTGTACTTTTTCAAATAGTAATTAGCTACTGTTTCAACTGATTGCCCAGTAATCAAAGCTAGCTCATTGATTTGCTGCATGATTGTGTCATGTTGCTCGTTGCTAATGAAGTTAGGTTGTTGATCGTTTCTTGACTCGTAGCGTGCTTGTTGCGGTTGCTGATTTTGATGGGGTTGAGGGTTGTGAGGTTGGTTTGGTCTCAAGCTTTCCTCTGCCACTTCAAAGTGATCCACATCTTCCTCGCCAATTGCAAATAGCGCTTGCAAGGCGTACTTCCCGGCGTATGATTGTACAGCTCCTACCCACTGCGGTTCATTCATTTGCTTTAAATCTCCGTTGCGAGTTTTCAAAATCGGCACGGGAGACAATTCTGCGAATGCTACTGCCTGCTCTTTCTCCTCTCGGTTAGATGCCGTTGCAATAGCCTTGATAAAAGTCTTGCCAGAAAATTCGACTAGATCATAGTTGACTACAACGCTCCAATTTGATTTCAAACTTTTAAAAACGTTGTAAATATCCTCGGCGTGCCTAGAAGCGTACTTGGCAGTCCCTTCTTTCTTTTTTTTAAGCTGCATTCGTTGTTGCAACTCTGTGAATGTCATTTCTTCCATGTCATATCCTTTTTATATGCCCCTAATTCTCAATTTTTGGGGGTTATTTGCCGTTTTACCGTTTCTCTAGTGTAATTGTGCCACTAGATTGTTTAGGACGGTTACAAGCGATTTTAGAGCCATTTCTTGCCCTTCGACTTTTTTAGGCGCCAAAACTCCTTTTTGAGCTTGGTGTTCTCTTGAGCCAGTGACAAGATTCTGTCTTGCTGACTATTGATGATTTTGCCCAGCTCTCGACCTAAATTCATGTACTTGTTCCGCCATCGGCTTTCGACTTCATACGTTTCTTGTTCCATATTTAATACCTACCCTCCCACCGCTACATGTTACGTTACTTCGCCAAAAATTCCATAAGTTCTTCAAGTTCGTCTCTCGTGGATTTTTCACGTTCTGTGCGTTCGAAGTCCGAGCCGTCAAGTTTAGTTACATTGTATTCGGCTTCTACGATAAGCACTTCGCAGCCAAACACTTCAGCAAGTTTGTCGAGTTCGTCTTTTTGTTTTTCGTATGGTTCAAGCGGCATAGATAGAGCGTTGTTTAAATCTTCACTGAAGCTCGCTTCGAATGCTAGACTGCCTCTGTCTTTGTATTTCCTAAGAAACGCATCTTTTTTAGCACTGTAAAATACGACTAGTTTATTGTTTTCTTTCATGATTATTTCTCCTTTTTTCGATTTCTAAAACTGTTTCAATAAATGTGAAGACAGCTTGATATTTAGCGTAGATGCTAGGATCGTCCTTCTCGTGCACTTCTTTGACCCTCTCTTTGAGTTCGTTGAGGGTGCCAGAGAAACAGCCTGCAGTGATTAAATTTAAGTCTGGGTAATAAGCGATATTGCGGTTTTGGTCACTAGTATTTAATTGGCATGAGATAACACGCAGGTCCTCAACATTGATAGTTGACACCCAGCTTAGGTCCGCAGAGCTTAGGTTCGCAGAGCTTAGGTTCGCATAGCGTAGGTCCGCAGAGCTTAGGTTCGCATAGCGTAGGTCCGCAGAGCTTAGGTTCGCATAGCGTAGGTCCGCAGAGCTTAGGTTCGCATAGCGT